CTTTAACATGGTTGGAACTTCAAGTTTTGAAATGTGAATCTTATCAAGACTTGAAAAAATTACAAACTACAATTTTGGAGAAACAACCGGATGAAAATTACTTTGAGATGGAAGAAATGTTAGTTTTTGGGTAAAAAAGGAAATAGTTGTATTTTAAAAACGTAACTTTTTACTACTTTTTCCTAAGTTTTTCCTAACTTTTTCTTAATTTTGCTCAATGTTTATATAGGCTGTAGCGGTTTAGGAAAAAGTTTAGCAAAAAAAAGCCCACATTGCACAGAATATAGAATAAAACAAGTGTAAAAAAAAGCCGAAAAACTTTTTTTGTTTTTCCTAAAAGGCTACAACGTAATGATAGTAAAGGAATGCAAAGGAAAAAGTTTAGAAAAAGTAAGAAAAAGAAGTAAAAACATTTTAAATGTAACTTATTAGTAAAAGTTTCGTATATTTGTAGGGCTTGTCGCATAAGCAAAAAGAAATTAGTTATAAACTCTTGTCTGACGGATGCGACCCTGAAGGCAAGAGTTTTTTTATTTAAACAAATTATTATGTTAGAGATTAAAGAAGAATTTAAGAAGTTAATACCAGCTTTAACGGCTGAGGAATTTAAGCAATTAGAAGCTAATTGTTTGGAAGAGGGCATCCGAGAGAAAATTATAACTTGGAATGGGGTAATTATAGATGGGCATAACCGCTATGAAATTGCTACACGTTGGAACTTAGATTACCAAACCGAAAGTAAGCGTTTTGAGACTTCGGACGATGTTAAAATTTGGATGATAGACAACCAAGAAGGTAGAAGAAATTTAACGGACGGTTGGAAGTACAAATTAAAAAATACTAAGAAAGAAATTCTAATTAAGAAAGGTAAAGAAAAACTAATTGAAGCTGGTAAAAAATATGGTGAAGGACACTTAAAGAATGAACAAGAGCCTTTATCAATTATTGATAAACCCTCTCACAACACGCAAAAAATTATAGCTGATGAGTTAGGTTGGAGTACTGGCAAAACTGCAATGGCGGATATTGTATTTAAAAAAGCTACACCAGAATTAGAGGAGAAAGTTTTAAGTAATGAAATTACAATTAACCAAGCGTACCAAGAAATAAAGAAAGAGGAGAAGAAAGAAATACAAAACGAAAAGAAAAAGGATTACGAAGAAAGAATAGAAACAGTTTCTAAAAATGAGTTTAAAATAGATATTTTTAATACTAAAGAAAAATTTAGAGTAATTTACGCTGACCCAGCATGGAGCTATAATGATAAACAAGACACTGCTAATTTAGGTGGTGCAGCGAAACATTATGATACAATGAGCGTAAGTGAAATTTGTAGCTTGCCGGTTAAAAATATAGCAGAGAAAGATAGTGTTTTATTTTTATGGGTTACTTCGCCTTTATTAGAGGATGCATTTACAGTTATTGAAGCATGGGGATTTAAATATAAAACCTCTTTTGTATGGGATAAGGTAAAACATAATATGGGGCATTATAATTCGGTAAGGCATGAATTTTTATTAATTGCTACTAAAGGAAGTTGTACTCCAGATAATAAAGTTTTATATGATAGTGTTCAAAGCGTGGAAAGAAACAATAATCATAGTGAAAAGCCTATTGAATTTTTAAATATAATTGATGACATTTATAATTACGGTAATAAATTAGAGATGTTTTGTCGACATATCAAAAAAGATAATTGGTTTGGATGGGGCAATGAAATATAAAAACATGACAGAGAACTATAAATTAATGTTTGAAAAAGGCTTACAATTTCAAGACTTTGTAACTGATATTTTAATTAAAGAAATTGGTATTTCACTGAGTAGTTATAGCTCGGTGAAATATCAAAATTCTAAGGGAGAAAATAAGCAAGGAATTGAGATAAAGTTTGATGATAAATATAAAGACACAGGAAATATATATATTGAAATTGCAGAAAAAAGCAATCCAATTAATAAAAGTTATATAAATTCGGGAATATTTAGAGATGATAATACATGGTTATATTTAATAGGGAATTATGAGGAGATATATATATTCTCAAAAAAACATTTAATTTTGATGTATAATAGCAAAAATTACAGAGAAGTAATTACAGCAACAAGTAAAGGATTTTTAGTAAATAAAAAAGATGCTGATAATTATTGCGTAAAAAAATTAACTAATTTTTAAACACATTTAACTATGAACAACGACAACACACAGGCATTTTGGAGTGAAGCGGAAAACGGAAGGCTATCTTTGAACAACTATAATTTCAAAATGTTTTTAGAAGCCAACCATTTTTCAAAGAATAAACCTAACGAAAATAGCGGTTTTAATTTAATAAAAAAGAACGGCATATTTTTAGAGATTAAGGACGAGTACGAATTGAAAGATTACGTATTGAATTACATTTTAGACCACAACTTAGGGCAAAAAGCATTTAACCTAATGAGTGGCAGAACAAGTATTTTTAAGCGTGATTTTCTTAGCATGATTAAATCGGAGAAAATACAAGTACTGCGAGATACAAAAGATACAAGCTATTTGTTCTATAAAAACGGAGTAGTTGAAGTAACTAAGGATGGTTCGGAATTAAAACCATATAGTAGTTATGGCTTATCTATTTGGGAGCAGCAAGTAATTAAAAGAGACTATGTACAAACCGACCATCATGGCGGAGAATATAGGGAGTTTATTTGGAAGATATCAGGAGACGACCAAAAGAGATACGCTACCTTCCAAAGTGTTATTGGCTACCTATTGCATTCCTATAATGCTGGAGGCGACAACAAGGCTATAATTCTAAACGATGAGTTAATTTCGGACGATCCAAATGGACGAAGCGGTAAAGGTTTATTTTGCCAAGGTATTAAGCACCTAAAGAAAGTGCAAAGTTTAGATGGTAAAGCCTTTCGTTTTGATTCAGGCTTTCCATACCAAAGTGTAAAAACGGATTGTCAGGTACTTGTTTGGGACGATGTGCGGAAGAACTTCCCATTTATAAACCTTTTCTCGGTAATTACGGAGGGTATTGAATTAACATATAAAGGTAAAGACACTATTAAGCTGCCTATTGAAGACAGCCCAAAAATAGTTATTACAACGAACTATACAATTAAAGGCAACGGAGGAAGTTTTGAGGCGAGAAAATTTGAAGTAGAACTTTCACCATTTTTTAATGCAAAACATACACCTATCCAATATTTTAAACACAAACTATTTGACAACTGGGACGCTGAAGAATGGGCGAGATTTGATAGCTACATGATTGAATGCTTAAAGAAATATTTAAATAATGGTTTAGTGCCTTATGAATCGATTTCCTTACCTTTCAAACAATTAGAAGCGGATATATCAAAAGAACTATTTGAGTGCATTAAAACTATTAAAACTGACGAATGGCTAAGTATTAAAGATTTCATTGAAAGGTATAAAGGCTTTGTAACTAAAATGTCGGATATGAAGACACAGAATAGCATAACAATATCCATAAAAAAATATGCTGAATTCTTTAATATGAATTACGAAAGCATTACTTCCAATGGTGTTATGAAATTTATGCTTACCAATAAAGTTACCGATGCTAAGACTTTAGATGTTTGGGACGAAATAGAGCGTAATCATGGAATATAATAAAAGAGAATTAGAACTGTTTAGAGCGAATGGTTTCGACTCAGAGCAGATACTGGAGATTGAATATAGAAAGGCTATTTTGTTTATTAAAAATATGTTATTCCGAAGTGAGAAAACGCTAATCGAAGAACAAGCGAAGGAAGAAATTAACGATGCGCGTTTGAAATCTATTGAGCAAACATACAACCGACTACTATTTATTTATGGTAAATATTGTAAAATGGATGCGCAAATTAACTCGCTGAAAGTAGAGAATCAAATGCTAAAAGATAGGATGGAATTTTATAAAATTAAGCCATGAAACTCAGACCATATCAAATAGAAATATCGGAGAAAGCTGCACTAATATTGAAGCAAAGAAACATAGTCTATATTTCTGCAGAAGTTAGAACGGGTAAAACATTAATGGCATTAAACACGTGTAAGCTATATAATGCTAAGAATGTACTATTTCTTACTAAAAAGAAAGCCATCGATTCAATCCTGCAGGACTATAATAATTTTGGTTATGCGGATTCGTTTGAATTAACTGTAATTAATAACGAGTCAATGTCAAAAGCTGTAGGTAATTTTGATTTAATAGTACACGATGAGTCGCATCGGTTTGGAGCATTTCCAAAGGTTGGTAAATATGCAAAGGAATTTAAGTTTAGATTCTCTTCCTTACCTATTATCTTATTGTCAGGAACACCAACGCCAGAAAGTTTCAGTCAAATATATCACCAGTTTTGGATCAGTAGATTTTCTCCATTCAAATATCCTAACTTTTATAAATTTGCGCATGATTTCGTTAATGTAACGCAAAAGAATTTAGGCTACGGAATGGTAAATGATTATTCATGTGCCAAAGAGGACGAAATAAAAGCAGTTATTGAGCCTTATATGTTGACATTTACGCAAGAGAAAGCAGGATTTACAAGTAAAGTGAATGAACATATATTAAAATGTAAGATGTCAGACACTACATACAAGTTATGTAACCAACTTAAAAGGGATTTAGTTGTGATTGGTAAGGATGAGACAATACTAGCGGACACAGCTGTTAAATTGATGAGTAAATTGCATCAGTTATATAGCGGCACAATCAAGTTTGAAAGCGGAAACGCAAAAGTAATAGACCATTCCAAGGCAAAGTTTATATTTGAGCGGTTTAAAGTTGAGAAGATAGGTATTTTTTACAAGTTCAAAGCTGAATTAATAGCGTTAAAGGATGTTTATGGAGGCCAATTAACAACCGATTTAGACGAATTCAACAATACAAATAAGGTTATAGCCTTACAAATTGTTTCGGGGC